TGAAGTTTACTGACAACTCTCCAATTTACTTGCCGCCTACTGGCCTTGATGTTGCCCCTTACGGAACACTTTTCGGTCGTCCTCTCATGCCAATGATGGGTGCGGTTAAAGCCGTTGGTGACGAAGGCGACATCATGCTTGTTGACCTCAGCTACTACTACTCTGCGGTTAAAACAACTGGCGTTAAGCAAGATATCTCAACTCACATTTACTTTGACACAGCGGAAACTGCTTTCCGATTCTCTATGAGAATTGCAGGTCAGTGCCCATTCAAAGCTCCAGTGAGAACTGAGTTTGGCGCTTACGATATGTCAGCGTTTGTAACTCTTGAGGACCGAGCGTAATTAAGTAATAACGAGGCCGGACATAAGTCTGGCCTCAACTAAATTTTAAGGAGATTAACATGAATCATTTACTGGCAGAAAAACAAGGTCTAAAGCTGGCTCACCCAGTTGGCGTGGATCTAAATGCGGCAGCTATCACTGGAGAGAGAATTTCTCTCGAAAAAGGTGACAGAGTTGCTATTGTATTTCAAGGCGGAGCTTCTACTGGAGCTACTGTTCAACTGACTCTTCGTCAGCACGACGCTCCTGTTTCAGGAAACTCTAAAAACCTTGAGTCTGATAACCCAATCTATGTGAAAGCTGGCTCTGCTACTGTATTCACAAAGATTGTCCCTACTTCAAAAGCGGCTTTGAAAGACCTCTCTACTCAATTGGGCGGAGCGGCTGGAATTGCTGTTATTGAAGTATTGGCTGAAGAACTCGACGTTGACGGCGGATTCAAATACGTATCTGTAGACATCGCAGACGCTGGGGCGGCTAAACTGGCTTCAACAATGTATGTTTTGTCTAACGTGCGATATGCCCCTGCATACGCTGAGGCACTTTAATTCTAAACTGAAATTTAGAATAATCGGATGGGGGCTATAAGCCCCCTTCGTTTTTAAGGGAGGTCAAAATGAAATTGAAGTTTATCCAAGACGCCTACATCAGCGGAGAACTCGCTTTTGAAAAAGGTAAAGTGTACGATATCACTACCCCGGGCTCGGCTGATCGCTGGATTAGACGAGGCGTGGCAGAGGTTTTTATTGAAGTGGCTTTACCAAAAGAAGAAACTCTAGAAGATTCTGTAGTGGCTAAAAAACAAAGCCCTAAGAGGAAAAATAAAGAACAGGCCGAGGAGTTACTCTAATGTCAATTTGGTCGAAAATACTAGCCTTAAGAAAGAAAGATCCAGTTCAAATCGAAGCTCCCCGTAGGGGATTCACAGTGGGAGTAAATATCCCTGTCTATGAAGAAACGGCAATGCAGGTCTCAGCTTTCTATCGGGGGGTTATGTATATTTCGACCCAAATTGCCAAACTTCCATGGCAAGTAAAGGACAGAGACAATGAGATCATTCAGGACACTGTGGCCAATCTCATTGACCTGGCCCCAAACCCAGAAATGAGTTCTTTTCAGTTTCGCTGCGCGATGATTCAAAACGCAATCATTCATGGCAACTCATACGCAGAAATTGAAAGAGACTCTCTAGGTCGTCCAGTGGCATTGTGGCCAATCCGTTCCGGTGAAGTTGAGCCCTATAGAACTCCAGATGGCCAGTTTCTTTATCGAGTTATTGGCGGCTCTGCGGCCAGAAGGGGACAAGATGTTTACTTAAGGGCCGAGGAAGTTTTTCATGTTAAAAATTTCCACACCAAGGACGGTATTGTCGGCCAAGGAATTGTGGCCTACGCAAGTGACGTACTTGGAATTAGCCTTGGCGCTGACAACACAGCTAAGAATCTATTTGCTAATGGCGGACTCCCAAGCGGAGTTCTACAGGTGCCAGGAATTTTAAGCGATGAGGCTTTTCAAAGAATTAAAGAATCTTGGAAGCAGCAACATGGCGGGCGAAAGGCTGGCGGAGTGGCTGTATTAGAAAGCGGGGTTACTTTCTCCCCGATCTCCATGAGTCCTGATGTATTGCAATTCTTAGAAAGCAGAAAGTTTAACGTCCTTGAGATTGCTAGATTCCTAGGACTTCCGCCCTCTAAACTTTTCGATACTGAAGGCCAAAGTTATGCAAGCCAAGAGCAATCGAATCTTGAAGTAGCTACTGATACTCTTGATGCTTGGACAAAGAATTTAGAGCTAGAGGCCGACATTAAACTTCTTAAAAAGAGATTTGGCGGTCGAAGAACTGAGATGGATCTCTATGAGGTTTTCCGGGGCGATATGAGGACTAGAGCCGACTACTTCTCAAAGATGATGCAATCTGGGGCGATTACACCAAATCAAATTAGACGTAAAGAAGGCATGGCTCCCTATGCGGATGGTGACCGATATTGGATTGCTGTTAATAACTTTAGCCCTGCCGACAGAATAGATGAAATTATTGACTCTCAACTTCAGAAAGGACAGCAACAACCAACTCGGGATGTAAGCCAACAAGTAGAGCCTACCAACTCCAGAGAACTTGAAAACGCTGTAATTAACTTTCTGAAGACAAAGTAATGAACCAGGATGTCCTTTTAGCAATAATCATAAAATGGGTAGATGAGAGACTTGAAAGATTCTCTCAAGAAGAGATCCCATTGCTTAAAGGGCCTCGCGGGGAACGAGGCAGGCCCGGACATGATTTTGTGTTTGAAGAACACGAAGAGGTTATTAAGGCAATTATCAGGGAAAAATCAGATGAGATATTTGCCAAGTTACAAGAAAGACTTCCAGAGCTAAAGGGCCAAGACGGTAAAGACGGCAAGGATTTTAATTTTGAAGAGCACCGGATAGAAATCCAAGACATCGTATCAAATGTGGTGTCTGCAACCAGAGAAGATTTAAAACTTAAATTCTCTGATCTTACAGATTCTGAAATACAGGCTATCAGGGGGCCCAGAGGACAGCGCGGAAAGCCTGGCCGTGGGTTCGTGTTTGATGAACATAAATCTGAAATAAGCCTTTTAATTGATTCGTCAGTAGAAAATATTAAGGACGAATTAAAGTTAAAGTTTTCTGATCTTACCAAAGATGAAATAGAGAAACTTAAACTTAAATTTGAGGATATTTCCGAGGAAGACCGTGCAGGCCTTAAATTAAAATTTGAACACCTAACTGACGAAGAGAAAAATTCTTTAAAGTTAAAATTTTCTGATCTGACAGAGACAGAGGTCGAGATGCTTCGCGGCCCGAGGGGGCTTAGAGGTCAGAGAGGCAAGCGCGGCCTTACTGGCGAGCAAGGGGAAAAGGGGGAGCGTGGTGAGATTGGGCCGAGAGGCCCAATCGGACCACGAGGGGTTATCGGCCCGGCGGGACCAGAAGGCAGGCCAGGCAAAGACGGACAGGACGCTCCAAAAATCCAGAGAATAGATTTTGAAAGAGAAGGTTCCAATGTCTGGCTCAGATTTACTTTTGATAACGGCGATGTTCTAGACACTAACAGCGTTGTAATTCCCAGTACATCTGTCGGATATGTCGGAATTGTTGGCGGAGGGGCTGGTACAGACGGAAAGTCCGCCTATGAGATTGCCGTCGACAATGGATTCGTCGGGACTGAGCAAGACTGGCTTGATTCATTAGTCGGCCCGCAAGGACCCCAAGGACCCCAAGGACCACAAGGACCCCAAGGACCACAAGGAGATCCAGGGCCACAGGGACCTCAAGGGCCACAGGGGGAGCCAGGGCCACAAGGGCCACAAGGACCTCAAGGGGACCCCGGTCTTGATGCGACAATAGAGTTTTTTGACGAAGGCGTTAGTATTGGGACTGCCACTGAAGTAAACTTCACGGGCCTTGGGGTAAGTGCGACTAGGCTTGGGAATAGGGTAAACGTAAATATCTCCGGCGGTGGGGGCGGGGGCCTTGAGGTTATTGAAAACATTCCTTGTGAGGCTACAGTCTATGTCGGTGCGGCTGTAAGAATGGAATACGGATCACTTACTGAGCTTAATATGGACCAATGGACTCTGCTCGCACTAATCCCAAGATTGGACGTTTTAAATTACACCCCACTTGCAGTTAATGCTTTGGCCGATGCCTATGAAAATTCAAATGTCATAGGTCTCGTCGAGAGCAAGCCAACTCCAACTTTATGCAATATTAGGATTTCTGGAATATCGGCTGCCAACTATTTGGGCTTAGATATTTTTGAGGAGTATTATCTTTCTGACGTTTATCCTGGGGGGATAGTACCGTTAAATCTGGCCCCAGTTGATCCCGGTACAGTCCTTGTTAGAATTGGACAACCTATAACGCCGACACAGATGTTATATTCTAGGGGCGAAAGAGTGTTGAGGGGATAATGTCTAAACTACTTATAAAGGACAATCAAAATAGAACTACTGAAGCCGAAGGATTTATTGGCTCTGATTTTATTGACGCCTTTGATGGAAGTCAGTCTCCAGTTAAGACCGGAATAGATGGGAAAATAGACTCTTCTTTATTGCCGCCAACAAGTGGAACTGCCGACGCAGCAAAAGAAATTGAAGCTGTGTTTACTTATGGCCAGACGATATCCGCACTTAAACTTGTTTATGTTGGTCTCGATGGGAAAATATACCCTGCGTCAAACGACATTGGGTATGACGAGGCTAGAGTAGTTGGCATGACGAAACTTGCGGGGAATTTAAATCAGCAAAGGCCTGTATTGGTTTTCGGTAGAATAGACGACCCAAGTTTTACATATCCAGCAAACACTGATTTGTTCTTGGGGACTATGGGGAATATTGTTGCAATAGCCCCTACGGCTGGACATTATAAACTTATTGGCCGGAGTCTCGGTCCCGGGTCAATATTTTTAGATATAGGAACTACAATTATACTTTAAAGGGGTTGT